TCGGGGTTAGTTTAATAGGTAGAACGAAGGACTTTGAATCCTTTGGTCGAGGTTCGAGTCCTTGCCCCCGAGCCAACTTTGGAGTATATGATGAACAACAAGCGACTTATTGAACTTGCCGACAAAGCTGGGTTTCTAACTGAGAATGGAAAATTCTATGCTGATTCTTTTGATGCAATCAATGATGAGGTTGAAGTATTTGCTGAGCTAATCATTAAGGAAGTTTTAGCAGTTCAAGAACAACTGATTGCTGAAGGCCACAATGCTTGGCATTTGAATAAACCCACACGAGAACATTTTGGAGTTGAGTGATGGAATGGATGTTGGTACTTTATATCTACGCTGGTGTCTGGGCAAACGGTGCCTCTGTTGCCATTACCTCAGTACCAATGGCTAGTCTCGCCGCATGTGAGAAGGCTGGGCAATCGACAGACAGCTTGGTTAATGGAACTCGTAATCATGTTCGTTATATCTGTGTAAAGGCAAACTGATGTTCTTCAACAAGAAAGATGATAAACGAATTACTTGGAAGATTGAGATAGATGGTATTACTACAGAAGGTAAGCCAATCTATCACGTCTACAAAGCAAGAGCACCATATGGCATGGATTTAGTCTGTGAGTTCCATGACTACGATCAAGCAAGGCGTTTTGTAGAACAGCACATCGACTTTCCTGTCTACTTCTATAAAAATTGATTACTTGTGCTGTGGCATTCTAGCTTCTATAAACCACACATGCTGGCGCTTGCCTGGATGATATTTACGCATACGAAACTTGTTGCCAGCTCTATGCATTAGGTTTGATTTTGGTTGAACGAATGAGTAGCTCACACTATCACGTGTTTCGCCCTCTGGAATCATAAACACCTTATCAGTTACTCTTTTCTTTGCCATCTTTTTTCTCCGTTTCTTTCTTGGCTTCATCCAAGAATTTGTATACTGAATTCATATTCTTTTGACATTCTGTGTTCTTAGAATGCAGTTCAACAAGTAGCTTGGCTACCTGCACATCAGTCAAAGTTTCTGGGTTAGGAAAGCGTCTTACATTTTGACAGTAAAACATACTTTTCTCTGGAACTACAACACGAATTTCTGTCTTGGTAATAAATTGTGGGGGTAGTTCTTTGGCGCAACCAGCTAATGTTAGTGATGCGATTACAGCTAATAGAATTCTCATTTGACTGCATCCTTCAATTTGTTCACTGTTTTCTTCAACACATCAGAAGCTATTCTGTCAGAAGCTACTGTTTCTTTGCTATTTAGATCGGCGCTTATGGCGTCAAGTTTCTCTTTAAGCACCTTCTTTTCAGCTTCATTAGCAGCTGTGACTTCTTTTTCTTTAGCTGAAATAGTTTCAAGTTGCTGTTTCATAGCCTCTTGATCTTTGACGTTTTGTTCGAGTTGCTTTTGATTGTATTCGAGGAGAGCCTCGCGCTCGATACCACTACGCCAAGAATAATAACCAGCTGTTAAAGAGCCAAATACTAATATCCCTATAAATATGTATAACTGAATTCGACCAAACATAGTGACCTCCATCTCTAAGGATATTTATATGAAAGTGTACATTGGACCGTACAAAAATTGGATTGGGCCATATCAGATTGCAGACAAAATTTTCTTTTGGATTGATCGCAAAGGTATTTTTCCAGATGATGATCCTCGTCATGAGAGATGGGACCACAAGGCGCATGAAAAGTTTGGTGACTGGCTTGCCGATACCTGGGTAACTAATGCATTGAATTGGGTTTATGAAAATCGCAATCGTAAAACTAAGATCCATATTGATGAGTATGATATTTGGTCTATGGACCATACGCTTTCAATGATCGTTTATCCTATGCTCTTGAAACTTAAAGAGAGTAAGCATGGATCACCTTTCGTTGAAGATGCAGACGTGCCAGAACATCTTCGTTCTACATCTGCCCCAGAGTTGACTGAGGAAGAAAAGAACTACGGCGCAACAGATGAATTGTTTCATGCTCGTTGGATCTACGTCCTCAATGAAATGATTTTTGCTCATGGAAGTTACCTCAGTGATTGGCAGGACGAATATTTCGATCGTAAAGATTATGAAGGTATGAAAGTCGTCGATGAACGAATCAAGAATGGCCTAATGCTGTTTGGCAAATATTACCAAGGACTTTGGGACTAATGACAACTGTTACCACATTTATCATCATTGACGAAGATACCGTAAAAAAGGCAGCGGAATATTGCAGTGATGATGATACAAATTCATTCAAACGAATATGGACTTTGGGTCAACAATATAAAGAAGCTGGCATGACGCCTATGTACATGCTTGATCAGATGGAAATGCAGCTAGTTGTTGTTGCTACAGAAACTTTTGGAAAAAAGTTGAACTGACCCCTTTAAATTTGGGTGATGAACGCCTAAATATAATGTGAGATGCCATTCGGGTCTCATATTAATCAACTCTCGCTTAACAGGAGAACTACTATGAATACACCATACAAATTCGATCACACATTTTCTGATCTCGCCAAGTTCGATAAATTTTTCGTTGGCTCAGAAAAGTTTTTAGCTCGTGTTCAAGAAACAGCTGATCTACTTGCTAATTCCGCAGCGCATTCAGGCTATCCTCCATTTAATTTGAAAAAGACAGATGATAATGTCTACGTGATCGAGATGGCAGTCGCTGGATTTGGCAAGCAGGATATTGAGCTTACTCTTGAAGAAAACAAGCTAAAGATCGCTGGTCATACGACACTTGATACTATTACTGATGATGGAGTCAATCAGCATTTCCTTCACAAGGGTATCTCGGATCGCCCATTCGCCCGTACCTTTACATTAGCTGACAATGTTGTTGTGAATAACGCTAAGATGGTAAATGGTATGTTAAAGATCTGGCTTGAGCATATTATCCCAGAGGATAAGAAACCAAAGAAGATCGAAATAGAAGAAGAGGTAGCAGCTACTAACGTGGTTGCTAAAAAATAAATGTTCAACATACTTACATACTATGCAAACCAAGCATCAACTTGGTTGAATAGAACTGTTGCTTATAGCAAAGCTTCTACAGAGCTTTCAAATCTAACAGATAGAGAACTGGCTGACTTGGGAATTTACCGTTGTGAAATACCTTATGTTGTTGCGAATACATTGAAACAGAGAATCCCAAGTCAGTCTTTCTAATAAATAGCGGGGGAGCGATTCCCCGCTATCATCACATAGGAGACCATTATGAAAGTTACACTCGAGCAACTATGCAACTTTTTAAGACACGGACGATTTTGTTCTTGAAAAGTTTGTAGAACCAATTAACCAAGTGATTGAAGATTTTGATATTAATACACCTCAGCGTATTTCTATGTTCCTTGCTCAAATTGGTCATGAGTCTGGTGGTCTCACAAAACTTCACGAGAACCTTAATTATAAGGCTGCTCGCCTAACTCAAATTTTCCCAAAGTATTTTAAGGACGTAGATCCAGATGACTATGCAAGTAATCCTGAAGCGATCGCTAATCGCGTTTATTGTAGCCGTATGGGTAACGGTGACGAGCATTCTGGAGATGGGTATCGTTTCCGTGGTCGTGGCGCTATCCAATTAACTGGTCGTTCAAACTACACTGCTTGTGGAACTGATCTTGAAGTTGACCTTATTGAAAATCCTGACTGGTTAGAAACACCAGAAGGCGCTATTATGTCAGCTGCTTGGTTTTGGGACCAGAGAGATCTTAATGACTATGCCGACAAAGGCGACGTACTTACAGTGACAAAGAAGATCAATGGTGGTACTATCGGTCTTGATGAGCGTAAAGAGCTTTATGAAGAAGCATTAAAGATATTTGGTTGATATGAAAAACGTTTGTTATGAAGTGCTAACCCATTTGGCTAAAAATGGGAACCAACCAGTATTTGACGATGGGTACAATACCGTGTCGTCAAATACTTTTAAAAATGTAATTGAAAACGTAATTTTACGGATGAAAAAGGTTGGTGTTTGTTCTAGCTCGTGCGTGGGAATATATTCAGAAGATGTAATTGTTGGTACTGCCTTATCGTTAGCAGCTGCTTATATTGGCTGTTCTTGGACGAAAATATCAACCACAAGCTTAAAGCATTGTCGATTAACTCATTGCATTTATCATTCAGATCAAGAAATTATTCAAGGTGGTGCGAACGTACACAAAGTTGATGATTCTTGGTTCATAAAAAATGAACCATTCGAACTTGATGAACCAGATACGGATCCTGAAAATATATGGCTCTATGCAGAATCTTCTGGCACAACGGGAGAACCTAAACTTATTCCTATCACACATAGTGAATTTAATAAACGAGTATTCGCACGAGATCCAAAAGAATTTCTTAGCTTTGCGAAATTTTCAACCTCTTTGTATTATGCATTAAAATCAACAGTTCAATACAGAACACCGATCTCTATTTTAAATAATGTTGTTATAGATATATCTCAAACTTTGAAAGACAATCTTATCCTAGCTGGCTCAATCAAGCAGATAAAAATATATCTTCAAGATAAACCTGTACCAAAAAAACCATTTAAGTCTATAGTTTCTGCTGGTGGTTCTGCAATAAGTAAAGACGATTGTGCACTGTTATTAAAATATTTCAAAATAGTTCGCACAACATATTCTGCTACTGAAATTTCTAGAATATGTCAGAAAGAGATGACACGTATTGAGCAGTATAATGGTTCTGTAGGTAAACCTGTTACTGGCTGTGTAATTAAATTTCCTTCAAAACACTCTTCTCGTTTTAGAATATTTTCAGATTTGATCGACAGTAAGATGGGTGTTTTCACAAACGATATCGGATATATGAAACGAGGAGAACTGTATATTACAGGTCGTGTAGATGAAATCCTTAATATTGAAGGTATCAAAATCAATCCAGTCAAAGTCGATCAGTTTATAGAATCAGTCGACGGTATTGAGCAGTGTATGTGTTTTGATAATGATGGTGTTTTTGCAGCTCTTATTGTAGGGGATCAAAATATTGATATAACAACACCCTGCACAAAATCAATGGGTGTTTCGTTTACGCCAAAACAATTTTACTTTGTTGATAGTTTGCCTTATAATCAAAATGGTAAGTTACTTCGACGAGAAGCTAAAAGCTATATTAAAGCTTGATATTTCAACGCATATAAGCTATTATAATCTTTCAGTAATATTTGGAGGGATGATGAAGTTTTACACAAGCGTATACCAGCGATTTGATAAGATTTATGTCCGTGGTTATGAAGATGGCCAGAGAGTAGAGTTTGTTGAGAAGTATAAGCCATATCTCTTCCTTCCTAAGAAAGATGGGTTTTATCGCACGTTGGATGGTAAGCAAGTCGATAAGATGCAATTTGATTCTATTTCAGATGCTCGCGACTTTTGTGAAAAATACAAAGACGTATCAAACTTCGATTACTACGGTCTCGACAACTATCAATACGTGTTTATGTATGACTATTACAACGGCGAGATCCAGTACGATCCGTCGCTTGTATCAGTAGTAACTATCGACATCGAGTGCGCCGCTGATGAGGGTTTCCCCGACATTCAAAAGGCTGATAAAGAAATCACCGCTATCACCCTACGCAAGAACGGTAAAAATGTTGTATTTGGCTGTGGTGAGTTTGAAACTGATGATGAGAACACGAACTATATCCGTTGCAAAAACGAACACGAGCTCCTTGATAAGTTCATCAAGGTGTGGAATCATCCTACCTGGAAGCCAGATGTTGTAACTGGTTGGAACATTGAGTTCTTTGACATTCCATATACTGTCAATCGTATTAAGAACATACTGGGTGATGAGTTTGCTAAGAAGCTTTCGCCTTGGGGTATCCTTGATGAGAAAGATGTTGAATTCAAGGGTAAGAAGAACCAAACGTTTAGCCCAGCTGGCATTGCCGTCCTCGATTATTATCAGCTGTATCGCAAGTTCAGTTTTGGTAATCAAGAGTCGTATAAGCTCGATTATATCGCTCAGGTCGAACTAGGCGAAAAGAAAATTGATTATTCGGAGTATGGTTCGCTCCTTGAATTGTATAAGAATAACTTTCAAAAGTTTATCGAGTATAACATTTACGACTGCGTGCTTGTTGACAGGCTTGATGAGAAGCTTAAATTTATCGAGCAGGTGATGGCGCTCGCCTATGACGCCAAAGTAAACTATCATGATACTATGACTACTGTTCGTCCCTGGGATGTTATCATTCATAATTATCTCCTAGATCGTCGTATTGTTATTCCTCAGTTCTCTCCCTCGCGCGAAGAGTTTGAGTTGGTTGGTGGCTATGTAAAAGAACCTAAGATTGGACTCAGTAGGTGGGTTGTATCATTCGATTTGAACAGCCTGTATCCTCATTTGATCATGCAGTACAATATCAGCCCAGAAACATTCGTTACTCGCCTTCCTGATTTCAACTCCATTGATACTTTGATCAATGGGTCTTTCAATCATAACTGTCCGCATGCGCTCGCAGCGAACGGTTGTGTCTATCGTAAAGACAAGCAAGGTTTCCTGCCTGCTTTGATGGAAAAGATGTACGACGATCGTGTCGAATATAAGCAGAAAATGATTGAGGCTAAAAAGCGTTACGAGCAGACGCACTCGCGCGAGGACGAGATGCTAATTGCTCGTTATCATAATATGCAAATGGCCAAGAAAATTCAGCTGAACTCAGCTTACGGTGCGCTTGGTAATCGTTACTTCCGTTGGTTCAGCTTCAATAATGCTGAAGCCATCACTATGTCTGGTCAGTTGTCTATTCGTTTCATCGAGAAGAAGATGAACGAGTTTATGAACAAAGCTCTTAAAACTAATATAGACTATGTTGTTGCTTCAGATACTGACTCTATCTATGTCACGATGGAAAACATGGTCAAACATCTAAACACCGATGATGAAATGTTTATCGTTGGTGCTATCGATGCGTTTTGTGAGAAAAAGATCCAGCCTTATCTCGATAAGTGCTATCAAGAACTAGCAGATATGATGAATGCATATCAGCAGAAGATGCAAATGAAGCGTGAGACTATTGCCAATAAAGGCATCTGGCGTGGTAAGAAGATGTACATCCTCAATGCTTGGAACGTTGAAGGCGTACAGTATGATAAGCCAAAGCTGAAAATCCAGGGTATTGAAGCTGTGCGTTCTTCAACACCCCATGCTTGTCGTGTTAAAATTAAGGAAGCTCTCTCTATCATTATGAACGAGGATGAGGAGTCGCTTCACAAGTTTATTCAGTCGTTCAAAAACAAGTTTTTAGAGTTGCCTTTTGAAGATGTTGCGTTTCCACGTGGCATCAAGGGTATGACAAAATACGCAGATAAGAAGATGATATATATCAAGGGTACTCCTATCCAAGTCAAGGGTGCTTTAATTTTTAATTCGCTCATCAAAAGTAATAACCTTAAGAACATTCCACCAATTATGGATGGCGACAAAGTTAAGTTCGCATATCTGAAAGAGCCTAATCCTATTGGCGATACTGTTATTGCAACACCCGATGAGCTTCCTGTAGAATTTAACCTTGATAAGTATATTGATCGTGAGTTACAATTCAGTAAGAGTTTCCTAGAACCGCTACGCTCAATTACCGAAGTTATTGACTGGGAAGTTGAGAAGATTTCAACATTGGAGGATTTTTTCGGATGAACCTAGATGATAATGACTTTGGTTTTTCGTTTGCGCACACGGATGATATCAAAGCAGAAGGTAAAGATAAAGTGCAAGGTCTTAAAAATATGATCATGCCTTTGTTAAATAATTTGATGAAGAACCCAGAAAAGGATACTATCGTTTGGCCAGATCGTGAGAAAAAGATCAAAGCGTTCATCAAGAAGATGGACGACTACATTAGTTCTTGACATCTGCTATAATGTACGGTATAATATACTATGCTAAGAGATTGGTTTATACATAGATCCCCACACGAAGGAAATAATATGTCCCTGAAAGAACGTTTGATTAAGAATTCAACTATTGACTTGACTGCTACTCTTGAAGATAGCAAGATCTTCACCAAGAAGGATATGATCCCAACCTCTGTGCCTATGATCAACGTAGCGTTGTCTGGGTCAGTAGATGGTGGTATTACTCCTGGTCTCACTATGCTCGCTGGTCCATCGAAGCACTTCAAAACTGGTTTTGCCCTACTCCTCGCCTCCGCTTTTCTAAAGAAGTATAAAGATGGAATTATTCTCTTTTATGATTCTGAGTTTGGTACTCCTCAGTCATATTTTAGCACTTTTAATATTCCTTTCGATTCTGTAGT